TTGTGACGCAGTGCAACATTTTTACAGCTATACGAGCAACAAATAAAGTTTGCTATCCGTATAAAAATAGCTAGCTGCACCGCAGCATATCAGACAGTTTTAGCCATCGTCAGACGGTCTTTTAACCCATTTTAGATGATCGGATGGTACGCTTCAAGTACATTTCTTCAGGTGCGCGTCAGGCCAATATCGCTATATTCCGATCTTCATTAAACGAAAATCTTACATTCCGATGTTCATCAACCCATACATCTGATGTTCGGTCAATTAATTCGGTAGGTCAATTCGTGGGCGCAAAAAAGCCCACCAGCTTGCGCTGGCGGGCCAAGGGGCTAGCCCCTTATTGCTGCGGCTCGACCGGTACCAGTATGCGTAGCCGCTTTACCGCGTAAGTGAAAAAGCTAACGTGGTTAGCAGCTATGCAAACCTCCATAGCCTGCGTGGCGGTAAGCGTGCCCGTTGGGCTAGCTGCCGCAGCATTGGCCAGTTGGGCGTGCGTGTAGGCGTTGCCGCTTGCACCATACTTAAGGCCGGTAAGAGGTCGCTTGGGCGCTACCACCGTGTACTGCGTCTTGTTAGTGCTGCCCGGCGCACTAGTAACTCCGTTTTGCACTGAAACCACGGGCTGAGTTGCAGCCAAGGGCGCAGTGGGTACTTGAGTAAGGGTTTGCTGCTTTGCAGCGCGGTTATGCTTTGCCATCTAAACACCTGTTTTGTTAAGCGTGACCTGATTGCCACAAAGCCAGTATGTGCCGATCGCATTGCAACATGCAATACCCATTACAAAATATTTGCATTAAATAAATTTAATGTTATAGGGCTTGCGCTGCAACGCAATATGTGTTACGCGCGTACATTATTAACGCAGCGCAGCATAAAAATGCTGCAGTGCATCATAGGCAAAGTACCCCCTGGGTGACCTTTGCCTGTTGGCATGGAACTTGCTTCTCAACCCCTGTGTATAAAGTTTCATTATTTTTTCTAGAATCCTGCAACCCCTGTGTATAAAGTTTCATTATTTTTTCTAGAATCCCGTGTATAAAGTTTCATTATTTTTTCTAGAATCCTGTGTATAAAGTTTGATTTTTTAAATTCTGACTTTTCAGCTTGCGCTAGCCAGTTTTTTACCCTATTATTTTCGACCATGGATGAACAGCTACCTGAAATTTCCCCTTTTGCCATAGATTGTCTATGGGATGAAGAAGGAGTCCTTGGAGCAAAGATTAAACGACGCCCACCTCCACGCTTAGATCGTGAGGAAGTGGCTAGGAACGTTGTTGAAGTTTTCAATTTGGTTGGTGGTGTCCCTCGCCTAGCCCATTGGGCTAACGAACACTATGACCGTTTCGTTACGAAAGTGTTGCCCCGTATCATGCCCAGCACTTCAGCTACGGCAGTACAGATTGGCAATCAAATGAATATAACGTATGTCGCAGCTATCCCCCCTGGCCCCCTTGATGTAGAGGTTAAAGATGTTCAATCCGATGGTACATACACCTAGCGCAATACCCATGTCGGGTACGGCTGCATCTATGCCAACCCGACCTCCGATGGCAGGGGCTAGAGCAGGTATGGCCATACGACCCCAGATGGCTGCTAGTCACCTGATGGCTCCGCATGTCCAGAATGGATCTATGCAGCCGCAGATGGGACAACGTGCCACTGACAGCCTTGATTTGATCAAACAGCGCATGCTTGCGAACTCTATGAGGGCAATGCCTGCGCAGATGCCGAGCACAGCAGCACCCACCGTAAGAGGAATGATACGATAATGGCAACCAGTAAGCAGAAAGAGCCACTTCCCCCAATTCGCTGGGTGGAGAAAGTTGTTGACAGGGATGGTATCAGCGTACATGAGCGACGTCTGCAGTATTTGACAGAGGCTGGGGAGTACGAGGATACCCCCATGTTCACTGAGATAGAGGATACCACACCTCTTTGAGTTTAGATGGCATCCCGCCTGCTGACGGACGGGATATTGTCAAATCTCCGTACATACCTCGTAAGCAGTTCCTACCTTTTCACGCTAGACGGCAGCGTTTCGCGGAGATGGTCATACACCGCCGAGCAGGGAAAACTGTTGCGTGCGTTAATGATCTCATTGCCAAGGCGCTCTATAACAAGCGCGAGCGTCCTCGCTATGCTTACATCGCACCCCTCCGAAATCAGGCGAAGCAAATTGCTTGGGATTACCTCAAGCATTACTCGAAAGGACTAACTAGTAAAATCTCTGAGTCCGAACTTTATGTGGAATTTGCACATAATGGCGCCAGAATATCTGTATATGGGGCAGACAACCCTGACGCGTTCCGAGGTCTATACTTTGATGGAGTGGTTCTCGACGAATATGGATTGATGAATCCGATGATTTATAATCAGATCATACTGCCTACTCTTTCTGATCGCAGGGGGTGGATTGTATTCATCGGTACGCCGGAGGGTAAGAATGATTTCTACAAGCAATACCAGAAAGGGCTGGCTAACCCTGAGGAACACTTCGCGTACCTTCTCAAGGCTAGCGAATCTGGAATCTTATCCCAACAGGAACTTACGCTGCAGAAGCGTGAGATGGCCGACGACGACAAGTTTGAACGTGAGTTTGAGTGCTCCTTCGAGGCAATGGTCAAAGGAGAATACTATTCTAAAATCATCGTTGAACTTGAGAAAGAGCGTCATATTACTCCTCTCGTTGAGCACAATCCAGACATGTCGGTGGAAGTTGCATCGGATCTTGGTTACACCGACTCCTCCGCTTACTGGTTTTGGCAGAACACCCCGGACGGCCCCGGTATCATTGATTATGAGGAGCATCATTCAGAACCACTTGCGTTTTACTTTGATCTCCTTAAAGGCAAGGGGTACAATTATGAACGCATTTGGCTTCCGCATGATGCTCGTGCTAAATCGTTGCAAACCGGAAGATCTACAGTTGAGCAATACCTTCACGCTGGGTTTCCTGTCGACATCGTACCTAAGCTGGCTATTCAGCACGGAATCGACGCTGCTAGGAAAATACTCCCGTTGTGTTGGTTCAATCCCATATGTGCCCCAGGACTTGAGGCATTACGCGCGTACCGCCGTAAATATGATGAGAAACGGAAAATTTTAAGTGATATGCCTCTACATGATTGGTCATCGCACGCGGCCGATGCGTTTAGGGGCTTGGCAATCATATGTAAGGAGCGTATGCTACCCACACCTGAAGAGCCACTTCTGCCAACGGAAATTCAAGCAGAACCCGTTTGCCTTGAAGACTTATTTGAAGAATATGAGTCCAGGCAACGACGTCGTAAAAGAGGATTTAGCTCATGACAGCGCAAGTTGAAGCAGGTGGTTTTTATGAAGGGGCCTTTGCGATTACTCCAGGCACATCTTTTCCAGTAAATACTACGTGCCGTGCGATATACGTAGGTACCGCTGGGAACATTAATCTCACTACCGCAGCCGGACAAGCATTGGTATTCAATAACGTACCAGTCGGCGTTTTACCTGTGAGCGTTAGCGCGGTAGCTTCAGGAAGTACGACAGCTTCTAATTTGATTGGACTATACTAGTGCCCGAGATAGGCGGTAGTCCCAACGTCGTAGGTCCGTATCAATATTCAGGACTGAATTGGGGAAATAATCAAGGTGCCGTAGGAAACATACTTCCCACTGCCTACGCGAGCACTGCGGCTTTACCGAGCACTACTAGTGTACCTGCCAGTACACTCGCTTATGTGATAGGTGGTGGCTGGTACTATTCGAACGGTAGCGCGTGGGTCAGCATAACTGGATCAGCACCTACGTTCGGTTCAGCAGTGACAGATTTGACTCCTGGCACGATACAGAATAATTACGTCCCTACCAATTTCAATAGTGGCACCAATTTCTTACGAATCTATGCCGCCGCTGGAGGTACAACGATTACTGGTATCCTTGCCAGTGGTTTTTCAGCAGGACAAACAATGTTGATTAGAAATATTTCACCAACGGACCCATTGATTTTTACGCATCTTTCTAGTTCCTCCAATGTAGGCAACCAATTCTCAAATGAAAATGCAGCTACTGTTCAATTAGATCCCGGTGCGGCCAGCACCATCGTTTATGACTCAGGATTTTGGGTGTTTACATGAAAAAATTACTTTTTATATTTGGCGTGTTTTTGTCTTTTTCTGTATTCCCCCAAGTCAAACAACAGATATCCCCTGGCACGGTGTTGAGTAATTGTGGCGTCGGCAGCGCCTCGCCGACCGCAAACTCACCTTCCATTGGCGTAGCCATAAATATCACGTGTCCCACGTATGGCGCGTCTGCGGGAGCATCAAACAACGCAACAGCTATTCAAGCCGCGATCAATGCGGCCGTGAGCGCGGGGGTTCCGCTGTACATTCCCGCTGCTGCGACTTGCTACAAATACACTGCGCCTCTGACCGTAACCGGCAATTTGACCATCATCGGGGATTTCGTCAGTGGGAATTGGCTCGGCGCAAACGGCATAAATTTGCCGGTTGGTAATCCTCTCTTCCAAGGCTCTGTGCTTTGTCCTTCAAGCAACGGATCGAACGGGATCACCGTCACAGGGGCTGGCAATTCGCTCAATTTATATAACATCGTCGTGGAGTTTCAAACGCCATTCTCGGGGACTGGGCATGGAATCTACTACGTCCCGCCCTTGACCGCAGGCAACTATCAAGGGCTTTCTGGGTCTGTTTGGAACAACGTGGTCGTCTATGGCACCGACGGCAATCACTACGGTTACTATTTGGAAAATTTCATCTACGACACCTTCATCCAGGTGCAGGGATTCGGGGGCGGCGGGTTTTACCTTTACGGCTCCAATAACGGATTTAATTTTGGAAATTCGGTCTTTGTGAACCCCTACGTTCAGACTATCGTAGGAGGCTCGGCCAACGCTTACAACGTGGATTCAGCGGCGGCTCAAACCCTAAATTTGATCACTTTTGTTAAACCACAAGCGATCGTTAATAACATCAGCGGAATAAGCCCCGCGGGTAATTTGCCAACCAGCGCGCAACAAATATTTTTCATGGGAACGCATCCGCAAGCGATCCGCTTGGTGGCTCCTGATTTCGAAACCAACGTGGGGTCGCCTGTCACTTGGTTTAACGGTCAACAGAATTATTTTGATACCTTGGCCTATTACAGTGACGCCAGCAAACTCAACATTACTGGCGGATTTCCGTATGGTGTTTTGACGCCTGGCCCTACCGTCAACATCAATGATGCGACCGGCTCGGGATCGGTCGCACTCGCTTCTGTAAATTTCATGCCGCAGGCGGTGGTGACCGCTTCGAGTCCTGTCAATTACGGGATTCTCGCAGGTCTTCAAGTAGGAGCTCCGACCCAAGGTACCAACGTCACTTCATCGAGACTAGACGCCATTTACAGCACCGGAGAGATTTACAATACGGGCGATTACGCAGGTACAGGTGGCATGTTTGTTGGCGGCACGATGCAGCTCAATACTGGCAACGGCGGCGCGACCACGGAAATAGCGGACGCCGGCACCTCGGGCTTGCTGACTTTAGGTAATACGAACAACACCACGAGCATGGGAAGCACCACTTTGAATCTGCCAAATATTGCGACGGTGACCACGGCGCAAAGCGGAACGGTCTGCAGGGGCACCGGCGGATTACTCACTTACGATCCAACCAATACGTGCCTTGTTTCTTCTGGTCGGTTCAAAACGCATGTAGAAAATATTAGTGAAGGGCGCGGAATCGATGAAGTGATGAAACTCAGACCCGTTTCTTATTTTCTCGACAAGCCGGCCGACCCGTTGGATCTGAACCAAGTGACCATGCAGATTGGTTTTATCGCGGAAGATGTGAATAAGGTGGATCCCAGGCTTGTGACCACCACCAAAGATGGTGAACTCCTTTCGGTGCGCTATCTGCAAATGACGGCAGTTCTTACAAAAGCAATCCAAGATCAACAGCATGAAATAGACTCCCTAAAGAGGTGGAGATACGCATCGACCAGACGGCAACGGCCATCACCGATGCGCAGTCCACCACCGGAACGCGAGCTCTTAAGAAGGGCGAAGTGATTGTTTCCATCGCCAGGGTTGTCGAGTAATTCAATATGCGTAAGATCGCTGCCCTAGCCGTCGCGCTCCTATGTTCGGTGGCCTCTTTCGCAGATGTTACGGGTGTCGTCACGCCTCCGGGTGGTGCTGGCGGTGGCGCTCCCAGCGGTGCTGCTGGCGGATCTCTTGGCGGCACATATCCCAATCCGACATTAGCGACTCAGGCTCCTGGCACGGTCGTTCTGATGCATACGCACCTCTGCAAACGGAGTAATTAATGCCTGATTTACTTGGTGGAACCCCGGTTGTCGTAGGACCCTATGTCGCGAACAGTAATTACGGGAATAATCTTGGTTCAGTAGGTGGAGATTTACCTACTGTATACTCTAGTCTTTCCGCATTACCCGTAGCAAATTCAGTGCCTGTTGGAATGCGAGCTTATGTATCCGCAGGATCAGGCATTGCTGGTCAGTGGTACTATTCGGATGGAGCTTATTGGGACACGCTTGGAAGTGGTGGCGGCGGTGGAGGAGGTGTATCCAGTGTAGGGGTCACTAGCACTACTCTTTCGGTAACTAATTCTCCAATCACTGGTAGCGGTAACATCGAAGTCGATTTACCCATACAGGCAGGAGTTGCTGGAACCTATACAAACCTCAATGCGACGTTAGACGCATATGGGCGGGTCATAGTAGCTGCCTCTGGCTCTGGTGGAGGGGGTGGTGGACAGCCAATTTTTAGTAATCCTGTCTCTGACACTAGCCCAGGAAGTTCGGTTAATAACTACAGTCCGACTGGGTTTGGTCCGACGACTGATTTATTGAAGATTACGGCAGCAGTAGGTGGAACTACGATAACAGGTCTTTCATCTTCAGGTAGAACTACCTATAGTGAAATCGTTATGAGGAATATGAGTACTACTGATAGCATTAATTTACCTCAACTTTCTTCTTCATCTTCTGCACACAATCAATTTGCTAATTCTGGTTCCGGTAGCGGTGGACTAGGTGTTGCGATTTTACCTGGCAATGCTATCACACTTTACCTTGACACGGATAACTGGGTGATTTGTTCATGAAAAAGCTATTATCGATACTTTCCTTGTTTATCACTTCCCTGGCATTTGGGCAGAGCAGCCCAATTTTGCCGAATAATTATCTTTGGGGAAATTTCAGTGGTGGTCAAGGTCCAGCACAAGGCTATCCGGCTTTACTGATTGGTACTGGAAATTCTGGGGGTGTACTCTGCTACACAGGAACCAATGTACTCGCTTCCAGTCCTACGCTTTCCACTAACGGACTTGTTATTGGCGGTGGAGTAGGTAATTGCCCGCAATCACTTTCTGGTACTGGCATTGTAAGTCTTTCTAGCGGAGCAGCTAGTGTACTGACATATCTTCCTGCTTCTGCTGGCGGATGTGGGATTAACGTAAATCCCAATAGTACCATATCTAATACTGCCTGCGGTTCTAGCGCTGGGTTGGGAATTACCGGCATCAATAACACTGCTTTCGGTAATTTTTCTCTGACAAACGCGAGTACTGGAAATAGCGACACTGCTTACGGGTATGGTTCTTGCGATTATGTTGGAGCTACTGCAAATCAGAATAGCTGTTTCGGGTCTGGTGCTCTAAATGGAACCAACACTGCTCCCATCACTGGGAATAGCAATAGTGCTTTCGGATTTGATTCACTGTACGACACTCAAGGTGCTACTTCTAACAATAGTGCATTCGGTGCTTACACTTGTTACTCGAATACTACTGGTCTAAATAATCTGTGCTTGGGGTACGGAGTTGGCTACACGGGAATGGGTACAGGGAACTACAATATTATCGTAGGAGTTAGCACGAGCTGCACCATTTCTACGACTTCTACCAGCAATGAGTTGGACATTTGCGGAAACTCTACACCAATCGTAAAATCAGTAGGAAATGGAACTCCTGCAACTTCTACTTGGACATTTTACGGTAAGACTGGGTTTACTGGACACGTTATTTCAGCGCAGACTGCGCTTACGACAGCAGCTTTGTCGAGTTGCGGAACTACACCAGCAATTAGTTCTAATTCGAGTGATATTAAGGGCACGATTACAGAAGGTACAACGGCTACGGGATGTACACTCACTTTCGCAACTGCATACTCGACTGCTCCAGATTGCATAGTGTCTAGCCCTAATGGTGCTGCGTTTACTTCCTACACTCCCAGTACGACCACCCTCGTAATTGTGAATGCCAGTGCTTCTGGGAATAAGTACAGCTATTTTTGCGAGCAGTAATATGCAAAGATTACTAATTTTTCTTGCTGGGGTAGTTCTTTCGCTGTCTGTTCACAGTCAAGTCAACTACTATGTCTTTGCAAACCCCAATGGAGTGACGTTTGGGGGAATCCCTAATCCTGCTCCAGGACCAGCGCAGGCTGCAGGATTCAATACCAAAACGTTTGATTCTACTGCTCTATCTAATACTCTGGGTACGCTGTATTTTCCAACGGGATTCTTCAATTATAATGGGGGAACTGCGCAGAATAACTCAGACGGATCATTTACGCTGACTAACGGTGCTAATGATCCTTCGGTAGCCACTGCGCACGCTGATAATACGAAAACAAACAAGTGGGGAGGGACTTGTTTTCAGAATGGCGCGTATTTTGAGTCTACTAGTTCTTCAACTCCTTTCAATAGTTATGGTAAAACTTCATGGCCTGGGTTTGGTATTTACGACTCAACTATTGTCGTCAATAATACTATCCTAGCTTCGGCTGGTAATCAGTGGACGCAAACTATTGTCGGTACAGCTCCGGCGAACAATGCTACTTCTATGACTATTCCTGCGTGGCAGGGCACTATCACAGTAAGTGCTCAAGTCACTTTTAGTGATAGCGAAGTAAAAACTGTAAGTTTCGTACCTAGTGCTACCAGTATTTCTTGGACTGGTGGACTTACTGGTTCAACTTTCACTGGCACCATAAATGTTCTTTTTGGTACTGGCACTACTTACGGACATTGGCCAGAAATTGATGTTATGGAGCAGAATGCTGGCGGTTACTATGGTGGTTCACTTCCACAATCACTAACTTCAGTAAGTATTGATGGAACTTACGATTGGTATGCAGTATACGGTAGTAATACTAAAGTTCATACGAACTTTACACCCATCGCTAACATCAATACTGCACTTTCACACAAATATGCTGTTTTGTGGGTTCCTTGGAACGCTACTCAAGGCTATGGATCGCTAACATGGTATTATGATGATACTCAAGTGAACCAGCAAACTTGGAGTACGGCCTACAATGTGAACACACCCCCAGCACCGACTGGTTCTAATACAAACAGTCATCTTTTCACTGGTGGCACTGCAATGAGTGTTGTAGATAGCCGTTGTATGGTACCATTCTGGCAAACTGCGGCTGGGACAGGAACTAATGCAGTTCCTATAACTGTTACATCTTTTCGTGTGTGGCAATCTTCAAATGCAAATGCAGTGACTCAATAAATGGCGAGAAAAAAGAAGTATAAAGCTGCTGAAAATCAAGCTGAGGACAGCAAGGAGGGAAAGCAGAAATACGCTGATAATCCGCATGGATACGCCGAGCGGTGGTCTTCTGAATTTGGACAAGCTAAAGAATTTCACCGCAAATGGCGTGAAGCTGGTAAGAACGCCGTTTCGCAATACCTGTCAAGAGATATGAAAACTTCGGACCCACAGGCTCCGGGGTATAACCTCAATCTATTTGCCGCTAACATCAACACATTAATGTCAATGCTGTATGGCAAAGTCCCCCAAGTATCCGCAGACCGAAGATGGGCCGACCCAGACGATACTGTTTCTAGAATCGCCAGTGAAATGGCGACCAGATGCCTTAATGCCGACATTGAAGCTGCAGGCTATGACTTCTCGGCTATATTGCGCGGAACGCTCCAGGACCGCCTCTTGCCTGGTCTGGGGTGCGCCCGCATACGCTACTCGTGTGATATTGGTGAAGAGGACGATCAGGAAGGGGAAACTACATCGGCAGAGGAAAAGCCGGAATCCAAAAAAGACGAGTGGATAGATGATGAATATGTGCCGTGGCAGGATGTTCTTTGGTCTCCTTGTCGGTATTGGGCTGAAATGCGATGGATTGCCTTTAAGCTCTACAAAACTAAGGAAGAAGTAATTGAATTCCTTGGTGACGCTGAAAATGCTAAAGAAATAGCTGATGAATTAGACTATAACTCAAAAGCCCCCCTTGAAAACGCTACTCAGAAAACTAGCGAAAACTGGGATAAGTGTGAGATTTGGGAAATATGGGATAAGATTAAGAAAAAGGTTTATTGGTGGGTGGAAGGTTATCATCGCACGATAAAAGATGTGGATGACCCGTTGGAGCTTGAAGGTTTCTATCCGTGCCCGCCTTTTTTGATTGCAAACACTACCACAATGGAGTATGTACCCAAGTCGGACTATTCCTTTGCCGCTTCCCTTTACCGTGAAGTAGATAGGTTGGAGGAGCGTATTGCTCTTCTAACAATGGCGATTAAGGTGGTAGGTGTCTATGATAAGAAAGCTGGACAAGATATTGGCAGACTTGTCAATGAAACTGCTGAAAACAAGCTTATTCCGGTAGACGCTTGGGCAGCATTTGCCGAACGCGGCGGCATTAAAGGCTCAATTGAGTTTATGCCGATTGATCAAATTGCCCAGGTCATAGAAATTTTACAGGACCAGCAGCAAAAGCGAATTGACCAGCTATTTCAGATAACTGGAATGAGCGACATTTTGCGCGGGCAGGCCAGCGGTGATAAACCAGCTAGTGCCACCGAGCAGCAGATAAAAGTTAAGTTCGCCAGTGTGAGAATCCAGTCATTACAGGACGAGTTTACGCGGTTTGCTACAGATTTGCAGAAATTGCGTTTCGAATTAATGTGTAAGCACTTTGATGTCGAAACAATTATTCGCAATTCTAATATGATGAATACTGCGGACGGTAGGGATACACCTGAACTCGTAATGCAGGCTGCGCAGTTTTTGAAGGAACAGCCAAAGCAGGCTCTTTGGCGCATTGAAATTCAACCAGAGTCTATGGCTATGGTTGATTATGCACAGCTTAAGCAAGAGCGTACTGAGTACATCAACGGTTTGGGTATATTTTTGCAATCTAGTTTTCCGGTAGCTGAAAAATTTCCAGAAGCTGCTCCAATTCTTATGGAATTGTTGAAATGGGGTCTTGCAGGCTTCAAAGGGAGTAAAGAAATTGAGGGGGTTATGGATCGTGCAATTAGTGCGATGCAACAGCAGGCTAAAAATCCGCAGCCTAAGCCACCCGATCCCCAATTACAAAAAGTTCAGATGGAAATGCAGCAAGACCAGCAAAACCATCAGGCTAAACTCGAGCAAATGCAGGTTGAATTTGCCCAGAAACAGAAAGAGCAGAATGATAAACATCAGCTTGATATGCAGTCGGCTATTATGGATTTCAAAGCTAAGATTGCCGAAATAAGAGCTGAAATGACAAAAACACATCATGAGACACAAGCTCACGTGACTAAAGCACAGGCTGATCAACAGACTGCTACTGTCCAGGGGCATGCAGACCAGCAAACAGCACAAGCCAAGGCCATCACGGCAGCAGCCGAGGCTCAGCAAGCGAAACAAGCTGCCGCTGCAGAAGCACAGCCTTTGAATATGGGATCTGAGGAGCAACAAGGTGGCGCGTAAAGTCTATGTTTACCGTAATGGTGAAATGGTGGAAAAACATCTGGCGCAACCCCTCAACACTGAGCGGGTACATGATATTATGCCTGATCTCCCTGATTTTGTTTCTACTGTGGACGGCTCTGTTATTAATGGTAGAAGGGGACTTCGGGAACATAATAAGCGGCACAATGTGACGAATCCAGCAGATTTTACAAATCACTGGGCTAATTTCCAGAAACAAAGGGAAAAATTGTTTACTGGGCAGGATAATAGTCGTGCGCGCACTGAAGCAATAGCACGCGCGTTCAATGATTTACAAGAGCGTAATCGAAGGAGTTCGTAATGTCTACTACTGGCTCATCTCTTAGAGAAGCCCTCGAAAAAGCCTACGACGATGTAGAAGCTGGGGGCGAAACAGAATCTGACCATACACCCTCTAGTGAGGAAACTCATTCCTACACTGAGGAAACACCTACTGGGGAAAGTTCTGCTACAGAACATTCTGAAGAGCAATCTAGTGTTTCGCAAACCGACGAAACTAAGGTTAAGCCAAAAGAGTCTGTAAAAACCCCTTCCAAATTAAAACCTGCGCAGCCTAGCGTGGCAAAGCCCGCAAAAGGGCAATCCCAGGCAGCAGGAAACGCTGGGAAAGGCGGGGAACAGGGTGCCGCTGCCACACCACTTAGCCGCGCGCCGCAGTCCTGGCGTCCCCAAACGCGCGCTCATTGGGACAAGCTACCTACTGAGGTGCAGCAGGAGATTAATAAACGCGAGCTTGAAGTTAGCCGTGGATTGTCTGAAGCTGCTACCGCTAGGCGTGGGCAGCAAGAATTTCAAAGCATTGTACGTCCTTTTGAAGCTTTACTCGCAGCCAGTGGGGTTACTGCGATGCAAGCTACCAGAAATTTGATGACTACTGCCGCAACGCTGCAAACAGGTACTCCTCAGCAGAAAGCGCAGACGGTAGCCAATATAATCCGTGCTTATGGGATTGATATTGGTATTTTGGATAAAACCCTAGCAGGGAAAGCCCCCCCGCCATCCGTTGCTGGACCAGATGTTCGCGCAATTATACAGCAAGAACTTCAAAATAATCCGCTCATGGTTGAACGTCAGCGTGAAATTGAAGCTCGCAAACAGGCTCTTCAACAAGAATCTCATCGCAGCATTACTGAATTTGCTAGCGACCCTAAAAATGAGTATTACGAAGATTTACGTGAAGATATGGCAGATTTGCTCGATTTGGCAGCGCAGCGTGGTCGTGTTATGACTATTCAGGAAGCATATGATCGTGCTGCTCAAGCTCACCCAGAGATATCTAAGCTTGTTGAGCAGCGCAAGAGGGCAGAAGCGGCTGCTGCCGCTAAAGACGGAGTTTCTAGGGCGCGTAGGGCAAGTGTTTCTCAACCTTCAGGTACACCTGCGGCTGTCGGACGTACTTCAGCTCGCCCAGTGGGCGCAAGGGCAGCACTTAATCAAGCGTGGGACGATTTAAGCGCGTAAGGGTTGCAATCGCGCTAGCGACGCTGTATATTGCGTTCTCAACTGCGGTAACTAGGATGCTCACCCTCTGGGATGCCTCCCCAAGTTTCAGTAGAGGATAGTATCTTCAACTTTAACTAGAGAGGTAATCAATGTGAGTTTTCCAAATGTCACTGATCTCGTGGCTACGGCGATTGAGTACCGCCAAGGCGAGATTCGTGATAACGTCACGAAGAATAATGCTTTCCTTCGCCATCTGGAGAAGAAAGGCAATACTCGTGAGTTTTCTGGCGGTACGCAGATTTTTGAGGAAATCAGCTTTCAGGCAAACCCGAACGCTGGCTGGTATTCTGGCTATGACCCGCTTCCGACTTCCGCTGCTGATGTTCTGTCAGCCGCAGCCTATCAGATCAAGCAAGCCGCTTGCCCTGTGACGGTGTCGGGCCTGGAACTCCTCCAAAACGCGGGCAAAGAGAAGATCATCGACCTCGTCGATGGCCGCATGAAGGTAGCAGAATCCTCCATGTACAATCTTCTCGCGCAAGGTGCATATTCCGACGGTACCGGAAACGCGGGAAAGCAGATCGGAGGCCTTGACGCCGCCGTTCCCATTACCCCGACTACTGGCACCTACGGAAATATCAACCGTGCTACGTGGGCATTCTGGCAGTCTCAGGTTCGTACGGCGGGATCTACAATCACCGCAGCCACGGTCCAGACTGAAATGAATGCCATGTGGTCACTGTTGGTTCGTGGTAAGGATCACCCGCACCTGTGTATTATGGACAATTTCTGGTGGCAGATTTTCATGGCTTCGTTGCAAGCTCTACAGCGCTTTACAGGCGCTGAGGAAGGAGACCTTGGGTTTCCGACAGCGAAGTACATGAATACGGACTGCGTGCTGGACGGAGGTATCGGCGGATTTGCCACGTATAAGACGTGCTATTGGCTGAATACCGACTTTTTCTACTGGCGCCCGCATTCTGCTCGCAATATGGTCCCTCTCAGCCCTGAAAAGCGCTACGCCATCAACCAAGATGCCGTTGTACAGATCTTGGCTTGGGCGGGTAACATCACTTCGGGCGGTCCGCAATTCTGCGGTCGTTCGATTAGCCCGTAAGGAGTAGGGTTAATGTCAAATTATCCTTCTACAGCGGGTAATGGTACCATTCAGGCCCCTAATTGGGTTGCGACTGACTCTACGATGAGTGGTCAAAACCTGATGACTGCGTATACTGTCGGTGCTAACCCCAACTTAGCGTTGGGTGTAGAGCCTTCCGGTATGGTAGTTCAGGGTGCTGATTATTCGCTGGGTATCGGAACTTTCGTTTATGCCCAGTGTTCCAACGCGGCGGGAGTGAGTCAGGGAAATGTGTGTGAAATCACACAGACCCTGTACGCTTCGGGTCTTTCCATTTCGCTTGTCAATTCTGTCCAGCAATGGCAGGGTACGGCGAACAGCGGTAAGAATCTTTGTGTAGCACTGAGTACCCTCGCACAAAATCAGTTCGGTTGGTTCCAAGTCTACGGTAACGCACTGGTCACAGTGTCTGGTACTCTAGGTGCTGGTTCCAGCGCTTACTGGAATGCGAATGGAGTAGTTCAATCCGCAGCAGTAGCCTCTAAGCAGATGGTGTCAGCCGTTGGCTTGGTGGCCGCAGCCGCAAGTTTCGGTCAAAATTCGTTTGGCACCACGCCTACGATTTCAGCCGGATATTCGATCATTCAGATCGCCAACCCGCACGCCCAGAGTGCGATTACCTAAGAGAGTATAGAAATGGAAAACCTGCATGCGATGAATATTGACGTGTTTACTGGTGCGGTCAACCCAATGCCTAAGATTAAGGATGAGGGTGATGCACAGCTTCACGTTATGTTCGCCATGCAGTCTCATTTCAATGACGTCAAAACGCGGGAGGAACAGCGCCCGGTATTCGAAATGAAAGAGTACGTTACGATTATGGTGCCGGGAGATCCCAACACCATTATCAATCGACCTATTCGAGTTTCGGATATCGAGCGCTTTCCTCGGCAGTACCAAGCCTTCAAAGCTGGCAAGGAACAGCAAGAAGGTTATCCGCTCACTGAATGGCCGCTGATTACTCGCGCACAGTGTGACGAACTTTCTTTCTTCAAGATTTCTACCGTGGAGAAACTGGCCAACGTATCGGATACGGTAAAGCAGCGCTTCATGGGTTTGTCGCTGCTTTCTGAAAAGGCGCGCATATGGCTAGAGCAGCGTGCTGGTGAGGAACCAGCATTGAAGCTACAAGCTGAAGTAGTTGCCCGTACTGAGGAAAATGAAGCGCTCAAAGCCCGTTTGCAAATGGTTGAGGAAGCTTTGGCTGAGCTTAAAAGCAAAAAGCGCGGAAAGCAGGCTGAAGAACAGCCTGCATGAGTAGTCTTGCGATCGTAAAATACGATACAGCACTTAATATAATCAATCAAGTAGCTGGCGAAGTAGGGGTTCTGGAGCAAACCTCCGATCCTTATCAGTCTACTAATCCAATCTGTCAACGCTTGTGTAATCTGATGAAGAGCACAGGTCAAATTCTGCTGGGTATGCATGAGTGGCAGGAGAAAGAAGTTGTTTACAACCTCACAACTCAAATTGGTGATACGGGAGTTTATCCACTCCCCGCAGATTTTGATACGCTTACAGATCAAACCGGATGGCAAAAGTCATATTTTTGGCCCTTACGCGGCCCATACTCTGCTCAAATGTGGCAGAGAGTGGTTAATTATCCCACAACTGGTATATATGTTGCCTTTCGAATTCAGAATGACCAGTTGTGGCTCTGGCCACAACCTCCACCAATCGGAATCAGTATCACCTTCGTCTACAAAACTCGTGGATGGGTTATCGACGCCATTACGCAAACATTGAAAGATCATGTAGACGTAGGTGCGGACACTGTAAAGTTTGATAGTTTGCTTATTAGCAGATTTCTTAAGCTGCGTTATCTGACCAGCATTGGGCATGACACTACCGCTGCTGAGGCAGAATTTAAGCTAGTGTTCGACGCAAAATGTGCCGCCAGCGATGGTGCAGCGCCTGAACTTGAATTAGCACGTGATGCTCGTTTTCCCTTTATTACTGGCTTCAATTCTCCCGATACTGGTTTTGGAGGACAACCCCCGGCTGGTGGAAGCTATATGTAATGGATCAAATTGCGCAATTTGAAACAATCCCAGCTCCAATGGCTGGGATTGATGCAGTTGTTGGCTTGATGGAAATGTCCCCCAATGAGGCACTCTACGCTTACAACTTAATAATGACGCAAAACGGTCCCACAGTTCGTCCTGGATGGCAGGAATGGGACACTAACGTAGCCGGATCAGGTGGTGTTAGAACAATTATACCCGTTCGTGGTGCAGGAACCGCAGGTTCACAAGACTATTTATTCGCTTGTACAGCTAATGGTATCTACGATTGTACTTCCTCTACTTCAGCCCCGACTCAAATGGTGGTTTTCCCCAACCCAACTGGAAATGCGGGCTATTGTGAATTCGATTTTGCTACTAATCTTGCTGGCGATGTCATGTTGCTGGTATGTGATGAAGTTAACGGATATTGGACTTTCGATACCGCTAGCTATACTTGGACTCAGGTTACACTTGGAACTGGAGCTAATCAAGTATCGGGTGTTGATCCCGCTACTTTTGTTTCAGTACGTGTATTCGGAGCATTTGTTTGGTTTGTTCAAGGCGGTACCGGTAATGGCTGGTACGGGCCAGTAGGAGGAGGAATTTATGGCGCGTTCACTCAATTTGCATACGGAAACAAATTTCCACACGGAGGAAATCTTAATAACCTATACGTTTTCACGTATGGTTCTTCTTACGGTACTTACACTTATCTTGTTGCTATTGGTGATGCTGGTGATATTCTGGCCTACCAAGGAATTAATCCTAGTTCCGCTAGCTCTTGGACATTGGCTGGTCAGTGGTACGTGGGAGATTTACCTGCGGGTAGGCGTTCTTGTAACAACTACGGCGGTGATCTTACTATCGTATGTTCATATGGCATACTCAAGCTATCCTCTCTTTTCACTCAAACGAATATTGACGACCCCACTGCACACCTTGATAGGAAAATTGCTCCTGCTCTTGCTGCTGATTTCGCCCTCTATAGTAGTAATCGTGGGTTCGGATTGGTACCTTGGCCATCGCAAAATTCACTCATCGTTACAGAACCAATCATTGCGGGTATCGCCAAAAAGCAGTTCTGCTATAATCTCGCAACTGGGGGATGGAGCGTTTTCAGCAACCTTGATTGGCAGTGTGCGGGGTACTGGCACGGTGCTCTATACGCCGGTACTTCCGACAATAGGGTCATCAAAATGTCGGGTAATTCCGATGCAGTGCTACTTGATGGAACCAATGCCCAACCAGTCACCTTTGGTTGCCTGGGATCATTTCAACAGGGTAAGTCTCCAGAAGTAACCAAGATTGTAGATTTGATAAAGCCTTACTTCTTAGGTACCGCCCCAATCGCCTATACGGCATTCGCACGTTTTGATTTTGATTTGACTGATTTAACACTTGGTACAGTACCCTACACGCCTATTCCAATCCTTGGTGGTTGGGATTCAGGCTTATGGGATGCTGCGCTGTGGCAAGGTGGAAGTGCGGAACCTACTACTCCTCAAATTTCTATCTACGGGGCAGTAGGTATTGGGAAATGGGTGTCTATCGGCATCATAGGGGCTACGCAGGGGCAGACAACCCTTGCGGGATATGGTGTATCCTTTAGACCTTGTACGGGGTTTTTCAATTGAAATTTGGCCCGTTTAATGATTTTGATCGAAAAGCCTTTTGTCGTTTGATAGACTATGTACCAAACGAAATGAAGGGCATAAAGGGAGTCATTGATGGCCGTGTAGTCGTTGCTATGGGGTTAGATCATTGGACCGCTAATAGCGTACACACTCATATCTGGTGCGCTAGCCCTAAGTACATGACGAAAGCGTTTATCAAAGAATGCTTTACTTACCTCTTTGGTACGTGTAACTTGGGCATTGTAATCGGGGTTACGCCATGCAATAATGAGCGCGCCCTCGAATTTAATCGCAGATTAGGGTTTGTTGAAGTCTACCGTTTAAAAGACGGACAAGCTCTTGGAACCGACACGGCCATCCAGGTAATACGACGTGAAGATTGTCGTTGGATACCTGAGGAAATTAAGTGTCGAAATCCACACCAGCAGCCCCAGATTACACCCAAGCTGCAGAGCAGCAGGGATATCAAACTCAAGCGCTCAATGCACAGCAAACAGCCAATAATCGTCCTGATGTCAACACGCCGTGGGGTACATTAACCTATACCGACACTCCTGGTGGTATAGACCCAGCTACGGGTACGGAAGTTGATCAATGGAATGAAAATGTAAGTCTTTCCCCTGCTGAGCAAGCTGCGGTCAATTCCCAGCAAGCTATTCAGCAGGGAACCAGTGGTATAGCTCAAAACCTGCTTAATCAAGTAGGTACTCAAATTCAGCAGCCCAATACGGCAGCCCCTCAAGAGAGTCAACTTACTGGGGCAGGGCAGGGCATTGATTATAACCCGCAGGCTGAGGATATGCAGGCCCAGAATGCGGTATGGAATCAATTTGAAAATCTTGAGGAACCACTACAGCAGCAGCAAACTCAGGGAGAACAGGCGCAGCTAGCTGCTCAGGGATTAAAGCCAGGTGACGCCGCCTATAATACGGCGATGCAAAATCTCAGCAATACCCAGAGCACCCAGACTCAGAATGCTCAAGACCAGGCCGTGCTCGCAGGCGAGCAGGAAGGCAGTACACTGTTCAACGAGGGTAATGCTGCTCAAGCGCAAGGGTTTGGCCAAGATACCACGCAGACTGGATACAATAATTCTTTGATTGGTAGCAATATTCAGAATCAGCAAGCTGAAACTGGGTTAAATCAAGAGCAGGCTGGCTACGACCTTAATCTTATGAATGCTGCTTTGAATGGCCAGCAAGTCGGCATGCCTAGCTTCCCTGGTACGACTTCTTCGGGCAGCGGTCAAGCTGCAAACTTACTGAATGCTGCTGAAAATCAAGGTCAAGCAGACCTTAACTCTTACAACGCATCAGCGAGTAACACGAATTCTGAAATAGGAGCCGGAGTGGGTATTCTCGCTGCAGCAGCATCGGCATACTGATGACGAGATCATTTTTCATGGCTAATCTTTGCTTTCTGCATGGCACCATGCAGGCTAGTGAGCAATTGCTTAAGCTTGCTATCCTGATTAAAAATCCTTTGACTGCCTACTACGAGCAGCATCTTAAAGAAGAAACTGGTCACATGGAATTGCTCAAAAAAGACATAGAGACGATGGGCATTAAAGAAATCGTAAAATTCCGTGTAGCTGCTGAAATGGTAGGCGCTCAGTATTACTACATTTTTCACGAAGGTACCTTCATGCTATTGGGCTTCATGCTGGCTATGGAAAGCAGCCCTATGAGTTTAGAGCAGGTTGATGACTTAGAGAATAAGTATGGTCCGCTACCGTGTTTACGACATCATTCAATACATGATGTTGATCATAAGGAAGATTTGCAGCGTATGATGGCTACGTTACCTGCTAGGAATTACGCGCGAGCGATTACTAACTACAACGAGACTCGATTGGATTTTATACAGCGGGCGATACCCGCCATGCAAGCAGCCGAGAGGTATTTCATATGATGAATGGTGGACAGCCAATAGACCCAGGTCTTATCCAGGCGCTCCAGTCTGTTGGTTCCAACCAGCAAGATCAGCAGCGCCTAGCACTTCAATCGCAAATGGCAAACCAGATGCGACAGGGTGCTCCACCATCTAATGAAATGGCGGGTAAAGTCGTAGTGAAGCAAAGCCCTCTGGCGTATATAAATTCGGGTTTGCGGGATTATTTGAGTGATAAAAAGCAGCAAGATGTTATGCAGCAAATGAGTGCGCAAGCTCAGCAACTTCGGGATGTTAAGGGCAAGTTCCTCACTGCCCTACAAGCTCAACAAAATCCTGAGCAAGTACACCCTGACTCTCAGGCAGCTATGGCGTCCATGCCGCAGTCACAAACGGATGATAACATGGCTGGTGGAAATTATGGGGGTAGTGGAGATCTGTAATGGATCAGTTTGATGCAATGATTGCGGGCGCGCCTACGGATCAAGAGCATCAGCAAGCTCTTGCTCAAGCTTTGCGTCGCCAAAATATCCTTGGTCAGATGGCTAGTGTTACCGGGGGCGATTTCGCCCCAATTGGTAAAGAACTTCAACAATCTGCGCAAACTAGCGCGGAGCATATTGCTGCCGAACGTGACCGACAAAATGCTCTGCAGCAGCAGCAATTGTATCATCAACAAGAGATGGACCAACAAAATCGGTTTCATCAAGATACCGTACAACATCAGAACTCTGAATTGTCACAACAGCGCGCTATCGCAAATATGACAGATGCTCGTGACCGGGCGGCTACAGCGTCAAATGATGCATTACGTCGTGATTTAATGGCAGAACGAGGTCAGCAGCAACAAGAATTGGAGGCGCAGAAGGCTGCAGACAGAGCTGAAGCTCAAGCTCACGGTGGTAAGCCAATACCCGATGGGGAATTTCAAAAGCTTAGCTCTTTTCGTGATGCATTAGATTCAGTCACCCAAGCTAAAAATAGCTTCCAACCGCAATTTTCTGGTTCCGGTATGCTCACTTCACGACCGTTAGAGAATGCTATTGCTTCTAACCTACCTGGCCTAGCTAGTCAGAATATGAAGGATGCTAACAACTGGTGGCAGATGTATGGACGTGGATTTACTTTGGATGAAATGCACAATAAGTTCGGTGCTCGTATTAGCCCTACCGAACAGGCTATGTTCGAAAAAGTTCATATCAATCCGAATATGGATGGTAAGCAGATTGCTCAGAATTTAGATCAGATAGGCACCTTATCTGCTCGCAAGCTTGCTGAACGGTTAAATTCCCTTGAAGCTGCGGGATTTAATAAAGATCAAATAAATGAATTCAGAAAAAGCTTGCCCGGAGATCCTCAAGGACAACCCGGATCTCCGCCACAGCCCGGAGATAAATGGATTGAGCAAGCCAAACAAATACGACAAGGATCTGGACAACCAGCCCCAGCAGCGTCTTCTCAACCGGTTGCGCCGCAGCAAGCGTCTCCTCAGCCGCAGCAGCCGACAAATTTCCCATTGACTAATGGAAACCTCCCCTACGTACCCGCTACGAGTATGCTGCAAGGTATTGGTCAATGAGTTTGTTTCCTGAAGCTATGGCGGGGACGATGGATAGTGGCCCGGGAACCTTCGCTGGTTCTCCATCCCCCCAGACGGGGGTTCCCGCCGCACCATCGTCCTCCGCCTCCCAAAGTCCTGGCCCGCCTGTAGGGGAGGAAGATGCTGTACTCCAGCATGCCTACGGACTCGCAGCTAAGGCTGGTGATACGGCAGCCATGCATGATATTCATGGTAGGCTTCTTAACTACTATCAGAGCCAAACGGCTAAGGTCGCCCAAAATGACCAAGAGAATATGGGTTTCTGGTCTAATCTCCGACAAGGTGTCGGTCGCGGTTTGGAGCGTGTGGTCAAAGGTGCTGGAAATGATGTGGGATTGGTGTCCGATAAAGACCTTAAAGATAGCGATGAATTGGACAAAAACCTACTTTCAACGACTGGTGGAGCTACTGGCGATGTAGTGGGCCAGGTGGCCGCTACGCTGCCCCTTAGCCTTGCTGGGGGAGGCGCTGTAGGAGCCGCTGGGAAGGCTCTCCCTGCCCTTGGCAGGGGCTTGGGCGGCTTGGCTACCCGTGCGGCTGTAGCAGGCGGGGAGGGCGCGGTAGGGGCGCAATTAGGTGGAGGGGATACTAGTGAAGGTGCCGAAGCGGGTGCTGGTCTTAGCGTTCTTGGCTCTACTGGTGGTAAGCTGGTTCGGGGTTTGGTGGATAAGTCAGATGATTATAAGCAGCTTCAAAAGTTAGCTGATGATCCTGATTTATTCATTCCAATAAGTCAAGGAGGAAAAGGTGTTGCCAAGGGTATTTATCAGCATATGCTGCCTTATGCCCTTGGGGTTGAGCAACAACTTGATAGCCAAGCTGGGAAGGCTAGCAAAGAACTTGAAGGTGTTGCGGCCGCGAAAGGCATGCCTTATCAGGTAGATTCTACTGGTAAGGGCGAGATGGTGCCACCTAAGATGGGTGGCACCATGCAGCAGACCGCCGCTAACATTAAAGATCAATATGACCAGGCTTACCAGAATACAGTTAAATCCTACGCATTTAATCTACCTGATGAGGTCACTAGTAAGAAGGGTAAACCTATATCAGGTGTGATTGCTGGCGTTAGAGATAATCTTTCAGGTACTGGCTTGCCGAAAGCTCATGTCGATGCTATTGCAGGATTAGTAGATCAAACTTTAGATGAATACTCCCAGAAAGGAGTCATTACTGGTGAAAATCTTCTACGTGCGAAACAAGCTGCGAAACAAGCTCTGGGTGGTCTCCGGTCACCTGCGACCGGCGCGAATATTGCTACCCCTGATATTACCCAAAAAGCCCTAGGTACCTTTGACGATATAGTGCAAGACGCTATTGATGAGCATAAAGGCGTAGCTGCAATGCCGCCAAAACAAGCAAAAGCGCAAGGTTATTCCTATAAAGATCAAGAGTCTGCTCGAGTTACCGCAAATGACCTTGAAAATTTCCAGCGCCTTGGACCTGCACAGGAAGAAGGTAGTGCGGTGGTACGGACTGCTAATGCAAATAAGCCTAATCGCGGAGAATTAAAGTGGGCTAAACTCGCCAATGAAGCTCCTGATGGTTCGCAATTACAAGATCTCGGACAAACTGCGCATTCGGTGCTAGAAAATGAGTCACCGGGTAGTGTCAACCCGGCTGGACGCCATGCGCTACACACTGCCGAAGGAATTACTTCGGGCGCAGCCTTGACAGGTGCGGCTCTCGGACATACCGTGGGCATACCTCTGATTGCTGGAGCGAATTTGGCGGCTACTAAAACCGCACAGAAAGGACTATATGGGGATTTAGGTGTTCAACGTGCTTTAGCCGATGCTATGCGTAGTAACCCACGGGCTACCAGACTCACTGGAGCTTTAATGCGTCAAGGAGTCAGTGACAATGCCTCGCGATAGTAGCGGCAATTATACCCTCCCAGCGGGTAATCCAGTAATCACAGGAACCGCTGTAGCTTCCTCGTGGGCTAATACCACGTTGAATGATATTGCAGCCGTTCTGACCGCTAGCCTTGACAGGAACGGTAATGGTTCCATGCTCACGGTGCTTAAGCTGGAGGATGGCACCCAAACGGCACCTGGAATAGCGTTTGGATCTGAGCCTACGCTTGGGCTATATCGTGATGGTGCTGGCGTGCTTGGCATTGCCCAAGGGGGACAGACACTTGTCACTATTCAGAGCACGGCAGCTAGTTTCAATGTACCACTTCTAGCTGGTGATGATCAATATAATCTCTTTATTCAATCAGCAACCATACCAAAAGTCATCCATTGGGCTACCGGAAATGCAGCGAATACTGGGAAGTGGCAGACAGAAGTTTATGGATTACAGTGGGCGATTGGAGCAGTAAACGATGCAGTTACGCTAAATTCAAACGTCTTACAAGCTACCCGAACTGCTGGAACTTATACTGTCGCGACTATAGACTATGGTGACGTCAATGTAGGTTCGCAGCACAATATTCACGGCAACACTACGATAACTGCAGATTTGACTGTTCAAGGTGGAGGACTATATTTAGGTACCAGCGGCTATGGAATTCTTAGTCTCCAAGGAGCTATTGCTAATGCTGTGAATGTCTTGCCAGTAGGTGGCGGAGGCGTGGCGCAGAGTGCTATTGAATATGGATCTGATAACAACCTGTACATTTTCGCTCCAATTACCGGGACGCCTACTGGTGGAAATATCAGTCTGGTATACGGTCATGGTGGAATTTCTCACACTGGGTTGACGCTTGCAAACGATGGCACCGTAACTATTAATTCACCTCAAAGCAGTGCTTACGGATTACTTGTTTTTGGTCCTGGTAATCTACACAGCACCATCATTTCTGATTATGCCAATACGCAATACAATGCTGGCTATTTAGAATCTCCGATAATTAACGTTAATTTAGCTTATGCTATTGCATGGCCTGATTCAGGTAAGACGTTACTTTGCTCTTCTGCTGGCGGGTACACTGTCACAATCCCAGCGGCTGTAAATATCAATTTCCCAATAGGTACAATGTTTCGGGTGTTGAATAATTCTGTAGCTAATATCAGTATCGCCATTGCAGGAACTGACACGCTTTTCTGGGTTCCTAACAACGCTACGGGCACAAGAACTCTTGCTCCACTAGGTGCTGCGACAATACAAAAAGTCGGAACTTATACGTGGTGGATTAATGGATTCAGTTTATCATGACCATGCTCATGTTGGATTCAGGTACGTCATTCATACCTGTTATCCAAACCTACAGTTCGGCCGGAACATTTACACCGACTGTACCCTCGGGGGCTACTAACGCTGAGTTCGAGGTATGGGGTGCTACGGGCGGCTCTCAGGCTGGTACTGGATCGGGATGTGGTGCCGTATCCGGCCAAGGTTCTGCCTCGGGTGGGTATAGTAAATCACTTGCCAATGTTGCCCTCCAAAATGGGGTGGTCATCACTATATCTATTGCAGCAGGAGGTTCAGGAGGAGCCGCGCCTGGGGGTGTCGGAACAGCGGCCAGCGGTAATACAACTCTTGCCGCTAGCTTTCTTACTACCATGTCCTCCACGCCAGGGGCACCAGGCACCGGAGTAGGAACCGCGTTAGGGGGAACTGCTACTGGTGGATCTTCAGCAAACACAAGTGGTCAAAGTGTACCTTATGGTCAATCTAGTGGTGGCGCAGGTGTAGTAGGGGATAATGGAACTGGTCCTTCTGGTGTCGGTGGTGGAATTGATGGAACCAATGCAGGACGCACTGGAAAACCTGGAAAAGTGATCATTAGATACACATGATCAACTATAAGCACGATGTTCGTGAAGGTAGATTTGGTTGCTGGTACCATTTCGATAACATTGGTGATGCGATACCTAGTCATTCTCACGAAAACACTGACTTACACCATACTGTGAAAGTTATTCAGGGATCAGTTAGAGTACAGTTCGATACCGAAGCTGTTATTCTTCACAAAGGTGATGATGTATTTTGGTTCGACAACTTTCGCCCTCACTCCATAGTGGCTGTGCTCCCGCGCACGGTTATTTTTAATGAATATATACAGGGAAAACCTGTCAGCTATAATGCGCTGGCTCCTACCTGTTTGGAGGGAACTATAGGTGTCTTACGATCCGAGAATAAATAAACGACTTGAAAATGCCCTGCATAATGCGACGGATCGTACTTTACAGATGGATATGTTGCTTGCCCACAATAGGGAGCAGGACAGCACTATAGGGGCCATTCAAGATGCGTTGAAAACTACGCAAAATGCGATAGAAAACATCAATATTCGTATTAGTTTTCTTAAGACAATGGTCACTTTGTGCTTGGTCCCCCTAGCTGGGGCGAGTATACTAGTGGCGTTTGACCTGATCAAAAATTGGGGTTTAATGTCTAAGTAAGGAGTAACTATGGCGATGGGAATAGAAATTAAAGGTCCAACTCTCGTAGCATTGGATCCAGAAGATTTGAATGTTGTGTTGAAATCTTTAGAGGAGCAGCCTTTGCGAGTTTCACGTAAAGTTTTCAACATAATTGAACGTGCGGCTGTGGAGCAGCATGGAAATAAAGTTGAGCCAGTCGCCCCCAAGGCAGATTGATTGGCGGGAAGCGGGTGCATATTGGATACCTAAGCTCAACAAGGTTGAGGTTCATTATGGGATACCGAAAGATTTACTCGCACGTCAATGCTTTCAAGAAAGCAGGTTTAGACCTGAAGCTCGAAATGCTCATAGCGGGGCTATCGGACTCATGCAACTCCTACCCAAGTATTTCCCTGGGGCCGGTAATAATCCCAATTGGGACATTGATAGAGCAGGACAGTACCTCTCTTCCTTGGCCAAGAGATTCAATGGGGATTGGCAGCTTGCTCTCGCAGCCTACGACTGGGGTCCAGGTGCCGTAAGTGAGTGGCAAAAACGACGTGAACATTTTTCGGACATGCCCGTTGAAACTCAAAATTATGTGAGTGAAATTATGACAGATATCCCCATAAAAGGAGTTCTATGCAAAACCCCGAACCCCCAACCTCTTGGAAACCGGCCCGCTCAACCTACGGTGGTACCCTTGTCGGCGGCGCAGTCGCCAAAGTCCTCATCGCAACTATCTCCTATTTCATCCACAGTCAAGTTAGTACCGATTTCGCCCAAGGCGTCACAGCCCTCTGTATCTTCGCAGCCGTCTACTTTATCCCAGATTAAAGGAGTTTCTATGACTACTTCCCCTGTTTTGTCCGCTGGCCAGCAATTTTTCGGTATGGTATTGAAAGATATGCTTACGATTGGAGGTGGTCCTTTACTGACTTTTTTGAATTCTTTCAGTGCCGCTGCTGGTGATCCTGTAAAAATCGAAGCCGCCTTGTTGGCCCTCCAAGGTGCGGAAATCGGTCAGTTGACACCATTCGAAGCTTTACTTTCTTCTCAGATTGCCGGGGCTTTGTCGGCGAAGCTACAGGCAGCAATGGCTAAACCGTGAAAATCATACGCCTACAATTTGTTCTAGGTGCCAGCGTATCCAGCCGTCTTATCTCATGGTGGGGTAATGGGTACGGTGGGTTCAGTCACGTTGACGGTGTATTAGATGACGGTAGTTTGATTGGTGCTCGTTCTGATCGTGTGGGGGGAGTTGATCCAGGAGTACAACGTCGCCCCCCTGACTATGAGAAATGGAAGCGACGCATTGTTGTGGAATACCCAAATAGCGATGCGGCTTATCCGGAATGGGAAGCATGGTTGAAGTCACAGATTGGTATGGGGTATGATAAAGGTGATATTCTAGGGTTTATACTTGGAACTCAAATCATGCAAGAAGGGCACTGGATTTGTAGTGCCCTACAGAATGAAGCTTTGGAGCGCGTTAAAATTTTTCGCCCTTGCCCAATATCTTCGCAACAGATAACCCCTAATTCTCTTTTCTTAATGTCTACTCAGGCAGGTGGGGTTGTCGCTACTTAAAGGTTCGCCAGGGCATCCCAACGTCTTTCTTACTCCTGAAGACGTGCCCTGGCATTTTTGAGATTACTGTACGTAAAACCTGCGGGGCTTTACCCTGCCAGGTAAGCCAGGTTTTAATTTGGAAGGGGTTGAAGTTGCCGGCCTGCTAGCGAACCTGGGCCGGCGTCAGGTCAACAGGTCCCTAGCTAGCTTCGGGTACCTTCTTGGTTAGTGTATCTTGAATCAGCTTGTTCTGCCGATGTTTCGCTAATATTATTTGCCGCCTCTTCCAAGCTGCATCCCTCCGATTCCGCCAGCTTTTGAAGGAAGTGGTAAGCTTTCTTAAGATCTTTAAACCCATCCTTTTTTCTCCATCTGGTTAAGTACCTGATAATTTGTGCTTCAAGGTAAGGAATGTTATTAGCCAGAACATAGTCCCAATGCTGTATGTGTGCCTGGTAATGCATTCCTCCAACTTGTCTACTATTTGCTGCGCTAGCTTGCACTGTTTCCGCAGCCTTTACCAGCGTGATACTATCCTTTATATCTTTAGAAATCTCCGGGGCGCACTTGCAGGCAGGTAAGTCCAGTTTTCCTCCACGCTTCAACCACACGGTTTCTGTCTTCGAATACGGCCCATATTCTACTGAAGATTCCGAGAGAATGTGCCCATGACACTTTAAGCAAGTGGTCATCTGTACGGGAATTAGCTCTCCGCATCTCAAGGTGGTGGTACACAACTCCGTATTTGAACAACCATTCTTCAGTTTTACTTCTCGTCGTTTCCGAACGCCCCGTGAAAATGTAGATTTTCTTTTGGTTCCCATTTAAAATCCTCATTAGCTGTATGACAACGTGATTTGGTTCGTCTAAATGACAGAGATCGAAATATTCGTCCCAACGTCGTGGTTTCTCCTTAAGTAAATGGTTCCTATGATCATCTAAAGCTAGTGTTCCATCGAGATCGCAAATTACAATATCGCGTATTTGCGAAGTAACCAATTCCGACATGCGTATCTCCAATCTATGTTTGCTATATCATTGCAAATATCTAATGCATATTCTACCTCACCCCTTGAAATCCATGCGCGGTGTACTTGAAGTACAGTTTCCCGCATGAAGGGGGTGAGGTAGCAACAGTCTACTGGGGAATGAGATTTACAAAACCATTCACAATCTAATTGAAAATTAGCATAAGATTCATCCTTTTGTGTGAAAATTGGTATGGGATCTATTTTACAATCCCTATACATGTCCTGGACTTTTACCAGCCGAATGTTAGGTTCGAAATCTTCTCTTTCCGTATACATGTGAAGATTATTACTGAATACCCTATACTTCCCCAAAGGTATATCAGCGAAGTGGGCAATAGTTTCATGAAGCATAGTCATATGAACTATATTGGCTCCGAGCGCCCCCCATATTAGATCATTACTGCGATTTATCACTGTCATATTCAGCGCGCCCTGCACTACGCGGAACATAATCGCGATATTACAGGCTTTGTCTTTGTAAGCACCCAAAAGGTCATTTTGTACGTCCCACATCTGTATTACGGCTTGTCTCGTCCCTTTATTTGACTTCAGCTTTTGGATAACTTGATGTATTTGATCAACCTTAAACAACTTCGTCCAGCGGTAGCCATAGGCAGCATAGATTACCCCATCGTCGGCAAAGGACTCCATGTTTTTGTTGAATTGTGATATCCACTTAGAATCATTTCGACCAGCTACCATCCATATGAACTCCATAAGGTGGAAGAATGGATTAGCTTTCCGTACTGCATCATCGATAATTCTACACATGGGATTATGTAGTGTCATTACCGCTGGTTCAAGTAAAGTTAGAACTTGGCCGTTGCGGCTGGATTCTTTAACTCCGCTGACACGCATGTGCTGTAATGCTTCCTCATAAAGATGCGAAGCTGTGTAACCTTCTATTTCATTTATCACCTGGATAGCTCCTTTTTGATCGCCCAGTACCTGTTGAAACCCGCATGTACTTATCAAATTCGCACAAGCAATTTTGAAGGTCTTGCATGTCGTATTCGACAGTGTTACCCAATTGTCCAAGTAGCGTGTGTACCATTTCTATATTTGCTTGGTAAGCTTTTTTCACTGGATTGTTAGGACTACCGCTAAATATCCAAGATAATCCCCGCAAAGAACCAGGGCCAGAGCAAGACCAGCTTTTACGATCAGCGGCGTCGTATAGAGCATGCCCTGGAGTGTTTTTAAGATCTGCAATGTTCTGCCCTGCCATAAATGAGGATATACCGTAAACGCCCATATACCGTGTATACGCGGCTGCGCACGTAGGGGCTACGCCAGCATTGGCCCAAACCAAGCCCGGTCCTACGCCTTCGTACAGCGCCGGGAGCAGCGCTTGCGCCACATAGTAAGCCTTGGCTACGGGCCTACCGTTGGTGGAAACGATATAAGCATCCCCGAAGGTTCTCTTACCAGTAGTCTGGCGCGTGATAAGCGCATCGCCAACAGCCGCAAATGCTTCTCGGCTCCCAATATAGCCAATTTCTGCGAGTGTTCCAGGTTCATTGATGATTCTAGCAAAGCCAATGTTGACCTCAAACATCGGATCGTTAACGTGAGGCGAGTACATTCTTCGGATAAATTTAGTGACACGATCATTTTCCCTGTTTACGTTGCAGAAATAGGTGGTTTGGAATACTGGATCATTACTCCAAGGTTTCGGCGCCCCGGTCTCTTTCTGCACCCGTATCGCTTCCCTTTCCTGCATCCAATAGTGCAGCTTCTCGACCATATCTAAGGGCTTTGACCCATTGGATTCTGACATCGACTCTCTCCTTACCCTGCCATGATGTTTTTGTTTGCTTGACAACCGCTTTAACGAACTGGGGGTATTTCGCTTCCAGTTGGTAAGCCGCCGCAGCCTGCATTTCCAATGTCCTCCATCCGGTGCAGCCTCCGGGTTGGTTGTTGGAACCTCCTTGGTTGTGGGTCATGTTGTTGTAGATACAGTTTTCATAGCCTCGTGTGAGTAAAGCCAGGGCTACATGGAAATCTTCCATAAGCTGGAACTCTTCAAAGCGAATATTGTACTGGCGCAATATCCGGGTATTGTATCCCAAAACCCGCATCGGTCGTCCAGGGGAGATTATTGGATCTACGTTGTAGCTAGCTCCTTCACGTGGTGACATTGCGATATGGGCAATGCCTTCATCATCTAAGCTAATCTTCGCCCACTGTAAAAACCTGAGTATTTCAGTTTCAGTAGATTTTTGAAGCAGCTTTAAGTTTTCTTCTCGTCGGGTAGCAAACTCTAAATCATCGTCCAACATTAGCACTGACTCAGGGTAGGCCCAGTCTATTATGAAATCCCGTGTTGCCGCTATGGTTTTGATGTTTTCGGGCAGTGTAACTTGATGTTGATGGTCTAAAACTGCCGGGTCACCCTGCTGTTTGAAGAATATTACCTGTTCCTGTATTTTCTCCGGCAGGTTTGAATAAGTTTTCTGATATACCCGCCCGTAAGTCGGAATCACTATTTTCATTGACCTACTCCTTAAAAAGGAACGGCCCCATTTGGGGCCGTTCTATTCACTAAAGCCTAATATTCATTCATGCAACAGAAATGAATCCGTGGCCAACATCCCAGGAAATATCAGCATAAGTGACGCCAGCTTTGAGTGCTTCCGCCACCGTTTGTCCGGTCTTGTAGGCAGCGAAACGATTGTATGCCTTGCTTCCTTCACGCTTAGGGTTTTTGTCAACCTTCAGTGTAATCTTGGTGTTGTCCGGATACACTTTCTTGAAATTGCTTTCCTTGGGCTCCTTGGGCTCCTTGGGCTCCTTGGGGACTTTGGCAGCCTTCGCTGGTTTTTCCTCGCCGGGGGTCGCCGGATTTTTGTTGACAGTCGGTGCAGCCGGTGCAGCCGGTGCAGCCGGTGCCAAGCTGGTCACCTTTGCAGAAGTAGAGGGTGCAGCAGGTGCGTTAGAACTCATTATATAAACTCCTTGGTTAGGTTGAAACAAACTATTACATTAGACATGTTACTATTATCTACATTCTAATGCAAGGGGGTAAACACTAAATTGATATGTTGTGGTAGACTTACAAGGAAATCTTCTATATTCCATACTGTTTTAGATTGCGCACCACATAAAGCTATTCTACCTTCAGAGCTTATAGCTTCAGCTATAAATGTATCATTACTGCTAGGTATCAAGCGTATGTCGGGCACCGGAAGCTCCCAATGTTTTGAGTAAATTTTGCTGCGTCCGATCTTTACTACGCAGAACCCGTAACACTTTTTCGTCGAGCGTACCTTTGGCGACAATATGATAGATAAAAACTTTTTCAGCGCACTGACCCTGCCGGAAGACACGTGCATTAGCTTGGTCATAATGTTCTAAATTCCATGGTATCGAAAACCAGATTACATGGTTACACGCTTTTTGTAGATTGAGTCCGTGCGCCATGCTCGCCGGATGGCCCATAAGAAGCGGTAGCTTTCCGGCGTTAAAAGCGTCCACAAGGTTATTGAAACGAGTGCTACTAAGACCAGCACTAACCATAGGAATATTGCCAAGACGTCCCCTAATACGGTCAGCATCATGCTGGAATTCATACAAGAGAAGAGTGGGTGCTCCAGCCAGTTCCTCAACCAAATCTTCGAGGGCTTCCAATTTGGCTTCGTGTATCGGTATGACATTTTTTTCTTCATCATAAACTGCTCCGTTAGCTATCTGTCGACACTTTATACCCGCAACTGCCGCGTTGCTCGCTATTATGTTTCCAGTTTCGGCAATACTTAGAAAATTTTCCTCTACAGACATATACCTAGCCATTGCCGATGGAGGTAGTTCTACTACCAGGGGGGGTATATCTGGTCGGGCGGGCATTGCCAGGTAATCTCCGGCGGACAATTGCAAGATGAGCGGACTAATCTTTTCCACAATCTCGTCAAATGCCCCGACTCTGGGCGACCACTCATATAAATTGTACCCGGAGCGGACGAAATACTCAAGCCTAAAATGAGTGATATAGCGTCCCAAAGCTCTTCCTGCGTCCAGGATGTATATCTGTCCAAATAAGTCTGATATCCCGTTGGGCACAGGTGTCCCTGTAAGGATCCATTTGCGAGGCACATTAGGAAGAATCTTTTTGAGTAACTTAAATCGGCGTGTTGTGGAATCCTTGAATTTTGTAGACTCATCAATAATGATGAGGTCGATGATAGGTAAATTCTCCTTAGAGAGGAGCCAGAGGAGTCCTTCTGGGTTGATGAGTCCAACGGTGGGGCCTGTGGTCCCGGACCATTCAGAATAGTTTCGTTCTTTGTCTCGTCCGTGAAGGATAGTGAACCGCACATTTTTAAAATCCTCCCATTTCTGTATTTCGTCAGGCCATACCTTGTACATCGGCCTCAAGGGGGCCACGATCAAACATCTGGAGAGAATGCCTTTGGCCTGCAATATTTTTATCGCTGCCAAACAAGTACTCGTTTTCCCTAGACCTGGGTCCAAAAACAAGCCCCCACTGCTCTGCGATAGCAGTAACCGTATTGCGCGTTTCTGGTAGTCGTGCGGCTGCCAAGACGGCAGCGGTTGCTCCAATGGCAATTTTACTGTCATCTGTCCACCCCGCCAGTGAGCCTGAGATACGTAAGGACCACATCCTGTACAATTGCGTCAAGCCTGGCTTTTTCCCTTTTTGCTTGAATTCTATCCAGATATGATGTCCTGAATTTACTGTAAGTCGATCTGGATAGCCCGTTTGTACGAACTTTACTTTCTCGCATAGTATTCCATACTCCTTGCACCAATCTACATAGCGTTTTTCATCCTCGCTTTCAAGCACATTACCTCCTTTCTAATACTGGTATTCCTAGCTTTTTAGCGAGACTTTCAGCTAGTTGCCTTGCTTCTCTTTCTATTTGGTCGTCCCGGGTTAAGGGGTCGTAGTTATAGAATGAAGTTTGTGCCACTAGCTGCGTACTTAGTGTATGCCCATCAGGGCTCTTTAGGCTTACTTCCCATGCGATACGGTCTTCTTTTTCTGGGGCTATTGCGAAGTAATGTTTTTCAAGATAGATATAGTAGCGCATAATATCAAAACCTGCATGGACCCCCCTTAGCCTTACTGAACCCACACCAGCGGCACAGGTACCCTGGTGTAGGTATAAATTCTGTGGCGCTCTGCATGCGCCCTACGCGGCGGGACCAGCGCTCCTTGGCGGCAGGCACCATATACGGGTGGAAGGTACGAGTGATGCTTTTTCTTTGGTCCAAATAATCAAAGTGACTTGTGATTTCCTCCAATTCAGGGTAAGCGCAAAAAAGAGCCAAGGCGTAGAGTTCTTTTTGTTCATCATGATCTGGATATATACGCCCTGTTTTCCAATCGTGAAACGACGCCGTAGTCGGGGAGGTTCGCACATATAGATCTATAATACCGTGGAACCAGTAATCGCCAGTAATGACCTGTTTCCAATCTTTATCAAGTTTAAGGTCAAATTCGGCACGATGCTCGACTCCAGCATATTGGAGCGATCGGATAGTATCCCCAACAAAACTAGCTTCTTCGGGGACAGGGGTAATTCTGTCTTTAATAGACTTCTCAATTCCGGCATGTATATCGATTCCGCGTTGGGCAGCAGAGGACCCCCCATTATCTGGAATCTTAAGGTTATATCGATAGTCGTATTTTGCATGGCATGTCTCAAAGGTTTTCAATCGTGAAAGAGACCAACTCATTTAATCACCTCTACTGGGCACCATAATTCATCTGAATTATGGTACTCTAAAATACACGGTCCCTGTACTATATCAACCATCTTAGTTTCCTTATAAATTTTATCCACAATAAGTAGATTTAAATAGTTGACTCCTTCTTTCAATTCTTCAATTGGTACTTGTCGTAGACGAAGTTTCATCATTCCACTCCTTAATATCTTGCCAGTTTTCACCCACAAATCCTTCGCTACGCATAGGCACATCAAACCTATCTTTATCCATAGATAGACGTAGCGTCCGCATTGCCCTTGCTACTTCTTCCTCCGGCGTGCTGATATTAATTTCGTCGTGGACCGTTGCAAGGAATTCGTTTCTCCAAGATCGCCCGTTGTTCCAGTCAATAATGCTTTCTTTCGTTTGGTCGGCAGCACTGCCTTGGATAAGGTAATTAAGAAGTTTATATGCGAAATCTCGGTACGCTCCATTAATGACCTTACTTGGCTCAGCAATATATAGACGTCCTCCCCAAGTGCGGATAGCTTCTCCCCTTTTCCCTCGGGCTTGTACGTCATACATAAGGTCGCGAATGCCCGGCATTGCCGAAAGGTACGCAGATTTGATACCTCTAGCTTCATCAATAGAGCACCCAAGCTGTCCAGCAAGGCCAGGTCCGCCGGTCCCGTATATGATAGAAAAACCTGTGGTTTTAATTGTTGGTCTGGCATAAAGTATCCCTATAATTCCTTCAATTAGGTTTGCCGCCATTGCGTGCGGGTCCATAAGGGGATCAGCTCTATAAGCTTCGCATAGTGCGCCATCTTCAAAATGTGCCAGGATACGTATTTCCTGGCTGCTAAAGTCGCGTTTGACCCAAAGGTGTCCCTCCTCGGGAAGACAATAGCGGCGCAGTAGGGGGAGGGCCGACAGCCCAGGAGGTACGGGCAGAGGATTACCACGAGAATCAGTAAACTCCGTAGGAACGTTTTGGAAGTTTGGGCTGTCGCAAGATAGCCGTCCGGTGCGCGCTCCTTTGGTAGCGTAGTCATTCCTAGCTTGGCGCACACTGTTCCAATTCGGGTGTAGTCGTCCATCTGTCTCACTATAGGCCAGCCACGGCCTCATGAAGGTTTGCAGACAAGTGGCTAGATTGCTGCGGTAATCCATCAACACCTTAACTTCTGGAATGACAATCCTAATATTGTCCTTCGCCATACTGCGTTTACCGGACTTGGGTGTCATCACCCATTCCTTCACCGCCCCGCAGTTTTCTAACGCATCAGCGAGAGACTCGTCAGAAGCCATCCAAGCATCACCACCAAAGATGCTGCTAAGCTGATTGTCAGCTTGCTTTGCACAATCCTCGTACAAACTAAGATCGTCATACAAGCTAGAACGATTAACGCGGATACCACGCTTAGTCCCATCCATAAGTATGGGTAAAAGTCTACGTTCTCTATCATAAGCTACTTCCATCCCCTTTTCTACAATGATAGGATGTAAATACTCAAAAAGGTTGCGAGTGCGCACGACATCACCAATTGCATATGGAGCAACAAGCTCAAACGGAGCCTTACAGATATGAGCTCCGGCTTCCTTTCGGGATGTACATTCCGGGACATTAGCAACAATCCAGTCAAATAATCTATCCTGCTCTTCAGGCGACATGCCCAGTATGCGATCAGCACTTGGCTTAAGGCTAAAACTGGGACTATATGGGTCATACAAAAATATGAGGAATTGTGTGTCATGGATTAAATCCCAATTGTCTTCCATACCATGTTGAAATACAGCATTGCAGAAATACTTGTTCCACACGCTAAGGTCAAAGCTGGCGTTGTGGAACAGCATTGGCATACGACTATCACGTATTCTGGTCAGATACTGGTGGAAACTATCAAAGCTGATGTTATTATCGTTGTGTGGACTGCCCCATGAATAGTATACAGGATCGCATCCTGGCATCAAAATAGAACACCCCCTTGGGAAAGGGGGTGTTACTATCGGGTTGCCGACTATAGGGTCTGTTTCAAAGTCAATAACCGCCAGGTCCATTAGTATTTCTTCGCTTTCTTACTAGTGGCGCTGTTGTCGGCAGCAGTTTCACCTGGATCTGCATAGTCATAGGGTGCGCTTAGGACATTGTTAGCCATTTTTATCTGACTAAAGATTTGTGGCAGCTTATCCTCAGGTACTAGTTCCACAACATCAAATTTCACCACAAATTGGCTGCGGGGGTCGGGGTGTACCGAAATTTCGGTTACTACGCCCCACGGAGGTCTTTTGATGGTGGCCGCTAGCCCGTTGACGTAATTGCTCCAGTTTTTTACTGACATAACTGGTATTGACAGCAGGGCCATTTCCTTACTATCAATCTTTGGCATCAACGCCAGTTTTCGCACCTGCTTACAAGCCTTTCCTCGGCCACCATTGAGGTCACTACCCCACTGCATACGAGGGCAAGTAGCACAGCCATCCGCAGACTGTATTTCATGGGACGCCGGGTGCGGAATCCAAGGCTCAGCATCACTACCATCATGAAAAGCAAAGCAAACAGGACTGGCAGGCTTATTTGGATCATATCTATCCTTGTAAAAGCGGTTTTCCATCATGCTGGCAATAACTATTGTCAGCAACTTATTCCCCGGTATAGGGGTTTTTTCGTAGGACATAATCCCACCTTTTAGGCTAATACTGGCCAGGTTTGGCCGCTCGCTGGCAGCAACCTTCTGTGCATACTTAGCCATTTCCTCGTCCCAACTAACTACTTCTTTACCTTCACTCATTTTTTACACCTTTGTGATTGATAACTTGGTTACAGGGAATTTAACGATTCCCGGTATTGTTTTATTTTCTTCCCATCTGGCCTTTACACCAGAATCTAATAATCTCCTTTGCAGTAAGTCAAACTCGCCGGTTTCCATAATGTGCTTGTACAGTTTACCCCAGTCGGTTACCGTCGGCTTTTCATCTTTTTCGATCGTTGCCTTGTAGCGAGCACCTCCGCCAACTGTGAGACCATTAAGTCTGAGTATATACTCAATCTTTTCTTTGGTACTGTTCTCAAGCCTTTTCCGTTCTTCGGCTTGCTTTTCCAAAGCTAATCTAGAATCACGTGTTTCTAGGTATAGTTCAATAAGCTCTGGTATTTGGCCAATGTGATTTTCTTCCATTCCTTACCCCTTATTTCGTGTAGACATAGCCTTTCCTTGGTGCAAAATATTCCGGCCCGTATTTCGCCCGTACTTCCCTTAGTTGCTGTTCATTAGCTTCTTTTTCCATCATTATTTCTAGTGCCGATTTCCCTTCGCCATAAGTTTCTGTACAAGTTTCTGTAAAAGTTTTTCTTTGTTCTTTAATGGTTATCTTTACATTGTCCAGCAGCACAGTTTTCTTACGCTTACTTACTACTTTTTCTTTCGCAAGAGCTTGGAGCGTTCCCTTGGCTTGGAGGCTGATTTTTTTCTCTTCCTGGGCGTTGTCGTATCTAGCGACTGCATCCTCCGGCGACATTCCCTTTGGATCATAGTAGCCCAGTAGGTTTCTTTCATGTATTTCCTTTGCTAGTTTATCCAGCGTTGCTTTTAGCTCAGGTGGTGGGCTATAGGTCCCAACCATTCGGCAGTAAAATTCCTCTAGCCCACTGCGCGGCTTGTTTTCTACTTCATCTACAAGATCGAAACACAGGGGGCACGGAGGAGAGTTGCAGAAAACATTGGGATCACGTAACGGATCTGCTTTAACAAACTTTGACATTTTTCGGCTCCCATGTGTAATCTGCTAATTTTCCTTCGTCACCTGGAATCAAACGCAGCGCCTTGGTTGGGACGCAAACCTTCCCCGCAGGGTATGGGAAATGTACGCGCGTCGCATGTCCGCCAAGTAGGATAGACATGAGTTCACAGCTACACACTCGCACGACTTCACCTTGCATACCTCTTTTCACATCAAACAAAGCAGTGAATATATGAGGTACGCGACCTATAACCTCTACTTTATCGCCAGGATTAAATTTCATTTTAGCTCCACTAGGTTGCCGCGCGCTACAGTGGTTTCCGCCACTGGCGTTTCCTCACCGCAAATGGTTTCGTATATATCCTGCTCTACCAGCTTGGTGCCCACCTTGACGCGGCGACAAACGCTGCTGGTGAAAAATAGCCAGACCGGCATTTTGCACTCTGGATGAAAAAAGTAACCGCTCCATTTATCATCACCAGCCTTGGGTCGCTCACTAGTCTCACTTAGCTCAAATCCAGCAAGGCGAATTATATGCCAAACTTTTTCCAAGCGTTCTTTATCCCCTGTAAAACTTACATTTATGTCAGTAGACATAGTGGGCTCAATGCCAATTTCTTCAAGGGATTTAACAAGCCCCTGGAAATATATAAGGGATGATGACCAAAGTGCGCGGCGTTTTGAAAGATATAACGCTTCTTCTAATAACTGTCTGTCTATGCTGGTTTGTATAGACAAATCTATCATTTTATCCATGTTGACTCCTTAGTGTGCGTATTTGCACCTGCCAAATATACTACTGTCACGTGTACCAAACAACATTAAATTGGGCACCAGAGCACAGTTCCGATGTGTTACCGACTACCCCCTGGGGGGTACACTGTAAGTGCCCACCTACAAAACAGGATAAAAAGGATGAATTTAATCCAGTTTCGTCCGTACAAAGTACGGCGCGTTATAGAGTCGGATTTCATAACGTCTTCTAATCCAGCCAATCTAGAATTCGCAAAAGAAGATTTAGCAAAGAGTGGTTTAACTCTTGAAGATATTTGGGGAACAGCACCAGGGAATTTAAAATTAGTTGATGGAGCTTTAGCAGGATATTACATTCCGTATTTCGACATAAATGGGGAAATTCTTCGTGATGCATCCAACTTTAACACCATGTATCGTGTCAAACTCAAATTCTCTACCTACGCTAAAAACATCCGCTACACACAACCTTCTGCTGACGAGCTACAGAGTTACGAACTTCCCAGCTACCTCCCATATCTCTACCCGTGCGAAAATCTTACTGGGGATACTGTCTACTGTGCAGAGGGAGAGAAAAAAACAGCATCAGTGGTTAGAAACCTCGGCCTCCCGGCTTTCGGCATTAGTGGTTGTCAGGCTTGGGGAAATCCAACTAAGCGAGGCGGTCCGCATCCATGGATCATTGAATATCTCAATCGGAGAGGCTTTAAGAAAGTCGTCATTATCCCTGACACCGATATCTTCCGCTATGACATCTGTACGGCGTATGGCACTTTCGCGCATGCGCTCACCCAAGCAGGATTTGAGGTCCAACTACTTAACCCTC